GTGGCAGTTGGCGGGCCCCTGTTGCTGGGTTTGTCTGCCATCAAGCTGGCCTTGGGCGGGGTCAACCTGCTGCTGGCGAAGATGATCGAGGGCATCCTGGGGACGGGGGCGGCGGCAAAGATTGCGTTCACTGCCGTCAAGTCCGCGCTAGCCATCCTCACGGCGGCCTTCATTGGCTGGGAGATTGGCACTTATCTCCGCAATGAGTTCGTGGAGGTGCGGTTGTTCGGCATTGCCATGGTGAAGGGCTTGCTGCTGGCGTTCGAGGGCCTGCGATACGGGGCCGCGCGGGGCTGGGAGGGCATCAGCTATGCCGCTTCCGTGATGTGGGAAACCATCAAGTTCGCGTTTGATAAATCCATCGCAGTGATCAAGGGCAAGTTCGGCGATATGGTGGTATCCATCGGTCGCGGCATGTCCAGCATCCCCGGCCTGAAGGATGAATCCGCCGAAGTGGTGGCCTACGGCGAAGCGCTGAAGAAATCAGCGGCGGCCACGGAAGATTGGAGCGCGCGCATGGCGCGCATCACTGCCGATCACGACAAGCGCGTGGCGGCTATGAAGGCGGACAACAAGAGGGAAGTCGGCACGATCAATACCGTGACCGATGCCATGGCCTCGGAAGAGATCATGAAGGAAGCCGCCAAGAAGGCGAAGGCGCAAGCGGTGCCGGTGGGCAAGGATATGGTGGCTGGCGTCACCCAGGGCATCGAGGAGGGCAGCCCGGAAGCGGTGGCCGCCATGACCTCACTGGTCAAGCGCCTGGAAGACTCGGCACGCAAGGAATCAGAAACCCATTCCCCCTCGCAAAAAATGGCGCGCTTCGGCCGGGATTACATCGACGGTCTTGTTCTGGGTCTGAATGGCCGCATGGAAGAGCGCAAGGATGAAATTGCCGAGATTGCCAGGAAGACCGCCGAGCTACTGACCCCCAAGCCCCAGCCGGTCAAAGTGTCCGTGGTTGACGACCAGCGTTATCGCCGCCCGGATGGCAAATTCGGCGAATCCGCCATCGGCGATGAGATCAAGGACCTCCAGGAGAAGCACGGCCCCTTCGCCGCGGCCATGCTGGAATACCAGCGCACGGTGGGCGCGGTGGGCGACAACATGCGGCAAGCCTTCGGCCGGGCCTTCAAGGGTATGGAAGATGCCCTGGTGAACTTCGTCAAAACCGGGAAGCTGAACTTCAAGGACCTGGCCCGCAGCATCATTGATGACCTCATCCGCATCCAGATTCAGCAGTCCATCACCAAGCCCCTGGCCAGCGCCATGCAGTCGTTTGATTTCAGCAGCCTGAAGTTCTGGGCAGATGGCGGCGTGCCGGGTGGCCCATCAGTTTCTGCCTGGCGCAATCAGGTGGTGAATCAGCCCACCTTGTTCGCCTTCGCCAAGGGCGCCGGAGTGATGGGGGAGGCCGGACCCGAGGCGATCATGCCCCTCACCCGCGGCGCGGATGGCAGGCTTGGCGTACAGGCCCAGGGTGGCGCCGGCAACGTCACCATCGAACAGCACATCACGGTCAACGCCCAGGGTGCGGATGCCGGCGTTGAACAGAAAATCTACCTGGCCATGCAGCGGGCCAAGCAGGAAGCCGTGGCGGCGGTGGCGGATTCCTTCCGCCGCGGCGGGCCCATGGCCCGGGCCGTGAGGATGGCGTGATGGCGATCCTGGACTTTCCTTCCAACTTCCCGCTGCCGGCCGGCATCACCTTCCGGCTGCGCCCCAACACGCAATCCATGACCTCGCCCCTGACCCAATCCGTTCAGACGGTGGAGCTGCCGGGGGCGCGCTGGATGGCGAGCATCACCTGGGCGGACCTGACCGGCGAGGAGCACCGAATCATCAAGGCGTGGCTGGCGCAGTTGCGGGGCCAGGCCGGGCGGTTCCGGCTGCATGATCTGACCCACCCCCTGCCTGCCGGGTCCGGGGCGGTGGGCGCCGTCATCGTGAGCGGCGCCGGCCAGGCGGGCGGCACGCTATCCACCACCGGCTGGCCCGTGTCCACCTCGGGCCTGTTGCTGCCGGGGGATTACATCGGGGTCAACGGCGAGCTGAAGCTGATCACATTAAATGCGACCAGTAACAGCAGCGGCGCGGCCACCCTGACCTTTGAGCCGCCCTTGCGAGCAAGCCCTTCGAATGGTTCCGCCATCACCCTGGATCAACCCTCCACCGTGTTCCGCCTGGCAAACGATGAGCAGGACAACATGCCGATCCGGGCGCCGTATTACTCGGACTTGACCCTGGAATGCGTGGAGGCCTGGGCATGAGCCGCGCTATTTCCACCGCCGTCGCTGATGCCCTGGCGGCGGATAACGTCCCCATCCTGATCTTCGTGTCCATGGATTTCCCGGATGGCATGCTGCGCCTGTGCAATGCCGGTTACACGGTGGCTTGGGACGGCCACGAATGGCTGGGCGCCGGCCAGGTGGCGTCCATGGACCCGATCCAGGAAACCTCTGAGCTGCAGGCGAACGGCTTGAGATTCACCCTCTCCGGCGTGCCGCCCGAGAACATCGCCCTGGCCCTGGGCCAGCACTACCAGGGGCGGGCCTGCAAGGTGTGGCTGGCACCCTTGGACGCCTCTACCTTCCTGCCCCTGACCGACCCCATGCTGGTGTTCGGCGGGCGGATGGACACGATGGATATTCAGGTGGGCGAGACGGCCACCATCCAGGCATCCGCCGAATCCCGCCTGGCGGACTGGGACCGCCCCCGGGTGCGCCGCTACAACCATGCCGACCAGATTGCCCGCTACCCCGACGACAAGGGCTTCGAGTTTGTCGAGAAGGTCACCGAAATGGAACTGCTGTGGGGCCGCACATGATGATCTTCGCGCCGGAACCTTATGCCGCCTGGCACCGGGAAGCCCTACCCCTGTTCGAGCGGCACTATCAGGAGTTGGGCCGCACCGATGAGCTGGCCCCCGATCATGCCCTGGCCATGCGCCTGGATCGGGAAGACAAACTGGCCTGCTATACCGCCCGGGTGGATGCCCGCCTGGTGGGCTACGCCCTGTTCATTGTGGCGCCCATGGCCCACTACAAGACCACGATCCTGGCGGAGCTGGATTTGCTTTGGCTGGCGCCGGAACACCGCCGCGGTCGCAATGGCTTGCGCCTGATCCGCTTCGCCGAAACCGACCTGGCGACACGGGGCGCCCAGGTGGTGCGACTGCGCGCCAAGCTGGACACCACTCTTTCGCGTCTCGCTGGCCTGATGGGCTACGTCGAGGCGGAACGGGTCTATGAACGGAGGATCGGCTGATGGCGGTTTCTGCAATCGCGGCAATCGGTTCGTCTATAGCCGGCTCTGTCGGCACGGCTGTAGCCTGGTCGGCCGCCTCTGCCTTTGCCATTTCGACCACGACTTTCGCCATGATTTCGGCGGCGACTTCGTTTGTGGTCATGGCTGGGATTGGTGCCATTGCTCGCTCCGCGCTTGGCAAGCCTCAACAGCAGAGTCAATCCCTCGCTGCCGAATCCCAGGCCCGCACCCAGGTCATTCGCTCCGCCGTCGCCAACCATCAGGTGATCTACGGCAATGCGGTGGTGTCCGGCCCCCTGATTTTCGCCAGCAGCAGCGGCACCGATAACGAGTACATCCACCTGGTCATTGCCCTGGCAGGGCACCCCGTCACCAGCATTGATGACGTGTGGCTGGGCGATGATGAGCTTGGCGATCTGGACGGCAGCGGCAACCCCTACCAGAGCAAGTATTCCGGCCATGTCCGCATCAAGAAGCACCTGGGCGGCGTGGACCAGGTGGCCGATGCCGATCTGGTGGCGGAAGTGCCGGAATGGACCACCGCCCACCGGCTGCGTGGCATCGCCTACCTCTACGTTCGACTGCATTTCAGCGCCGACGTGTTCCCGTCTGGGATGCCAAACATCAAGGCAAGCGTGGCGCGATACCTGCCCATGCCTTCGGCTTCTTACGTCGGTTTGCAGCCCAACAACTTCGCCCTGGTGGTGCGGGATTACCTGACCAATCCGGACTATGGCCTGGGCTGTGCCGATGATGAGATTGATGAGGCGAGTTTCATCACGTCCGCGAACGCGAGCAACGAGTTCGTGGAACGCTGGCCGGGCTCGGCGGGCATGGATTACCGCTACACCATGAATGGGGCCTTCGACACCGGCGTGCGGCCTCTGGATGTGCTGAACAAGCTGCTATCAGGCGGCGCCGGCACGCTGACCTACAGCCAGGGCAAATATCGCCTGACGGCCGGCGACTGGATCAACCCGGCGACCACCCTCACGGCGGATGATCTACGCGGCCCGTTATCTGTTCGGCCCCGGCCACCCCGCAGCAGCCTGTTCAATGCGGTGCGCGGCACGCACCTACCCTTCGGCGGGCCCGCCACCGACTTCCCCATGCAGCGGGATGACGCCTACAAAGCCCAGGATGGGGGCGTCGAGATTGCGGTTGACATCGAACTTCCATTCACCACCAGCGCGTACGCGGCCCGGCGCATCGCCCGGCAACACCTGGATCGCGCCCGCCAGGGCATCACCGTCGATTTCCCGGGCAAGTTGACCTGTGCCCATATCCCCATGGACGACATCATCCTGCTGGATATGCCCCTCATGGGCTGGAGCCAGAAGCCGTTCCGGGTGAAGGGCTGGACCCTGGCCGGCGATGGCATTGGCGTGGATTTGACGCTACAGGAGGAGGCCGAATCCAGCTACACCTGGGACGGCAGCACCAACACCGTGGTGGACGATGCGCCAGATACCAGCCTGAAGCTGTACCCGGAGATTGTCAGCTACACCGTGACGGAATCCCTGGTGGTGGCGGCCGGTGCCGTGGTGCCGAAGGTGCATGTGGAGCTGGTGACGACGGGGGTGTTTCGATCGGTTTCAGTAACGGCATGGGTTCAGGGCCAGATTGCGACGTTCCACACCTTCACGACCAGGGAGTTCGACATTCTGCTTCTGGGAGAGGGGTTTCTGTCCCTATTCATGAAGGGCACCGGCCTGACCACTGGGCCCCAGGTCATCAGCACCACCTACATATCCGGCAAGCGCGCCCCGCCCGCGGACGTGTCGGGCCTGACCTTCAGCGCCCATGGCGATTCCGTCACCCTGTCTTGGCAGCCTTCCACCGATCTGGATGTGATCGTGGGCGGGATGATGGTGGTGCGCTACGTCCACAAGATCAACCCGAAGTGGGACGAGGGTGTGGATGTGCTCATGGCCCCGGGCGCCGCGACCTCGGCAGTCCTCCAGGCCCCGTTCAACTCAGGAAGCTGGATGGCGCGATGGATGGACAGTAGCGGCAACCTGTCCAAACAGACCGCACTGGCCTGGTTCGGGCAAGGGCTGACGCCGGTGTACCGCTGGGCCAAGCTGGCGGCGGAGTACGAAGAATTCCCGGCCTGGACCGG